CTTTGAGTTCAATGATGAGTTTACAAGGGCACAATTTAGAAACTTAGTAGAACCTTTCTTGAGGGATATACAAGGTAGACGAGGTATTACAGATTTCTCTGTTGTTGCAGATGGAACAAATAATACTGGAGAAGTCATTGACAGAAACGAATTTGTTGCAGACATCTTTATCAAACCAGCAAGGTCTATTAACTTTATAACTCTAAACTTTATCGCAGTAAGAACTGGGGTAAGCTTTACAGAGGTAGGAGGTTAATCATGGGTAACATAGATGACTTTAAAGCAAATTTAATCGGTGGTGGTGCTCGTGCTAACCAGTTCAGAGTAACATTGACACCACCTTCTGGAATTGCAATCGGACTTGATGTTCGTAGAACTTCATTTCTTGTAACAGCAACAAACTTGCCTGCATCTAATTTAACAGAGATGCCTATACCATTTAGAGGTAGAAACATTTATATTACTGGTGATAGACCGGCTCCAGAGCCTTGGGAAGTAACAGTATATAATGACACCGACTTTATGATAAGAAACGCAATGGAATTGTGGCAAAATGGTATCAATAGTTATGTTGATAATACTGGAGTTATTTCTCCATCTGATTATCAAACAGACTTAACTGTTGAACAGTTGGATAGAGATGATACAGTTTTAAAGAGTTATATCTTTAGAAATGCATTTCCTCTTACAATAGGTCAGATTGATTTAAGTTCTGCTGAAGCAACTGAAATTGAAACATTCCCTATTACTTGGAGATATCAACACTTTGAGCCTTCAGGCGTTAGTTTCTAACCTACTAAATAGAAGACAATAGTAGGAGATATTATGGCAGAATTATTTGGATTCAAGTTTGAAAGATTAAAAGACTCTGGTTCTCAAGAGAAGTTTACTGAACCTAGTTCAGAAGACGGAACTCTTGAGGTCGCTGGAGGCGGTTTTTATGGACAACTTTTAGATACTGATGGTAGAGAACGAACTGAAATGGATTTGGTTCGTAGATATCGTGATATTGCACAACAACCAGAGTGCGATAGTGCGATTGAAGACATCATCAATGAGGGAATTGTTGCGAATGAAAAAGACCAAGCAGTAGCAATCGAACTTGACAGACTTTTACTCCCTAAAAAAATTAAAGACAGAATCAGAGAAGAATTTGATTCTGTTTTAGAACTTTTAAACTTTGATACAAAAGGACACGACATATTCAGACGTTGGTATGTTGATGGAAGAATGTATTATCATAAAGTTATTGATAAGAAAAATCCAAAAAAAGGTATTCAAGAGCTTAGGTATATCGACCCTAAGAAAATTCGTAAAGTTAAAGAAATAAAGAAATCAGTTAAAGCTGGAACAAGTGTAGAACTTGTTGATGGTGTAAAGGAATATTTTCTTTATAATGATAAAGGTTTAAATAGTGGAACAAATGAGGGTATTAAGATATCCCCAGATTCTATCACTTATTGCCCAAGTGGATTGATTGACCAGAATAGGGGTCATGTATTATCTTATCTACATAAAGCGATTAAACCTGTAAATCAATTACGCATGATTGAAGATGCGTTAGTTATATACAGAATATCAAGAGCTCCAGAACGTAGAATATTCTATATTGATGTAGGTAACTTGCCTAAGGTCAAAGCTGAACAATATCTTAAAGATGTTATGAATAGATACAGGAACAAACTGGTCTATGATGCATCTACTGGTGAAATCAGAGATGACAGAAATCATATGTCTATGTTAGAAGATTTCTGGTTGCCTAGACGAGAGGGTGGTCGTGGTACTGAAATTACTACATTACCAGGCGGTTCTAATCTTGGTGAGATAGATGACATTCAGTATTTCAAGAAAAAACTATTCCAATCATTAAATGTTCCTATTTCAAGATTAGAAGCAGAAGCTGGTTTTAGTCTTGGTCGTTCTACAGAAATTACAAGAGATGAATTAAAATTTACAAAGTTTGTACAAAGACTGCGTAAAAGATTCACTCCTATTTTTACTGATATTCTAAAGACACAACTTATTCTTAAAGGTGTAGTTACTTTAGAGGATTGGAAAAAAATGCATCAACATATTCAGTATGACTTTTTGCAAGATGGACATTTTGCAGAACTCAAGAAAGCAGAACTTCTTGAGGATAGAATTAATGCATTAGGTAGTATTGAATCATACATTGGTACATTCTTTAGTAAAGAATGGGTACAGAAAAACGTACTAAATCTCAATGATGGTGAGATTGATGATATGCAAAAACAAATTAACAAAGAGGCTGGACTTGACCCAGACGAGGGTGGAGTTAATGTTCCAGATGATTCAGATGGAATTTCAAGATACCCATCTGTTGATGGAACACCAATACCAGCAGATGACGTAGCAAAATATAATGGTGAAGAACCACCAGAAGAAAATGGAGATAAATAATGAGTGCAGAAAATTTCGTAAATGAATTACAAAAAAGTAACAACTTAGGTGCTGAAGATGCATTTAAGTCTGCAATGACTGATAGAGTTGCACAATCATTAGAAGCAAAAAGAAAAGAGGTTGCTGGAACTTTTGTAAAGAACCACATACCAGAAGTAGAGGAAAATGAAACAGTTTAATTCATTATATACATCTCTCCCAGAGAAAGATGAACATAAGAAATCAAAACAGTATAAGAAGCTTTCTCCGAAGATGAAAGATGCTGTTGATGATATTTTTAATAAAATGGACACTAAACCTTCAGATTTCCTAAATACTTTTGAAAAAACTATAAATCAAGTATCTAAAAAATATAAGGTATCCGAAAAGGAACTTATGGGATATTTTGAAAAAGAAATGTTAGCATTTTAAGGAGTTAAATAATGTCATTCGTAACAACAACATTGAGAGATACAGTAGTCAATGCACCTAAAGCTGGTGGATTTGTAACAATCAAAGCAGTTTTTGATAACGATACTGCAACTAATCTTATTCTAGACGGAGATGGATTAGATGGATTTGCGAATGGTGCCAAGTTAGATTTAGTAAGAGCGTGGTGGGCACTTACTCAAGGTACTGCTGCTGGAAATACTGGTGATTGTATCATAGAATTTAAAGGTGCATCATCTGATGTTGTTGCATTACATCTTGCTGGAACTGGACACTATGATGGTTCTGCTGGTGCAATCAAAGCAGCTGCAACGAACACAACTGTAACATCTTCTGATATTACTGGACAAACAAGAGGAACTTCTGGTTTCGTAATCTTAGAATTTAGAAAAGACGAAGCATATACTTCATAAAGGATAAAATAATGTACACATTAAAATTAATATCAGAACATATTGACCATGATACTAATTATCTAATAGAACAAGATGAAAAGTCTGGTAAAAAGAATTACAAGATAAAAGGTATCTTTATGCAGGCAGATATTAAGAATCGTAATGGTCGTATGTATCCTATGGAGATACTGAATAAAGAAGTAAACAGATATAATAAAGAGTATGTCAATGAGAATCGTGCATTTGGAGAGTTAGGACACCCAGACGGGCCAACAGTTAATCTCGAAAGAGCATCTCATATGATTACATCTTTAAAACCAGAAGGTAATAATTTTATCGGAGAAGCAAAGATACTTTCAACCCCTATGGGTGAGATAGTAAAGTCTTTGATGGATGATGGTGCAAAATTAGGAGTATCATCTAGAGGCATGGGAAGTTTAGACCAGAAGAATGGTGCAAACGTAGTGAGAAAAGACTTTTACCTTGCAACTGCAGCTGATATTGTTGCAGACCCATCTGCTCCCAACGCATTTGTTGAGGGTATTATGGAGGGTAAAGAGTGGATTTGGAATAACGGATTAATACAAGAAGCCGAAGTTCAACAAATCAAAGATAACATAGAAGAAAATCACAGAACTAATAATTCTGCAGCGGATAGTTTAGAGTTCGCTAGGTTTCTTCAAAAGTTATAATTTATAAATAACTTGTATAAACATTTAATAAGGAGAAAATCCCCATGGCAAATGAATTAGATAAAACCATTGAGGAATTAGAAGCAGAAGTACTTAGTGAATTGGAAGAAGCTAATGGTGCAGATGCTCCTATGAAATCAGCTGGTAAAGCCGACAAAATGGACTCAATTCCTGGCGAAGTTCAAGATACAGGATCACCTGTAGTTTCACCAGATCAAAAAGATGCAGCTGCAAAAAAAGTTGCTGCAAAAGCAAAACCAATTAGTGGAGATGCACAACAGAAGTCACAAGGTAAAGCAGACTCTATGGATACACCAAATGATGGTACATCAAAAGTTGCAAAACCTCTTGCTGCTGGTTTTGAAGCAGAAGGTGATGAAGTTATCGCAGAGATGGATCATCCAAAAAAAGAAAACATGACCAAAGACAAAATGATTAATGCTATGAAAGATATGATGATGGGTATGCATAAAGAGAAAAAAGATGTTATCCAAGCAACATATGACAAAATGATGGCTGCATACGGAGAAGGCGCTCACGAAGAAACAGAGGAAGAAAAAGAGAAAAAAGAATCTGTTGAAAATCGTTTGAAGTCTATTGATGTATCTGAGCACGTTAATGCATTAATGAATGGTGAGGGTGACCTTTCCGAAGAATTTAAGAGAAAAGCTGCAACTGTGTTTGAAGCTGCTGTTAAATCAAAAGTTCGTTCTGAAGTAGAAAGAATGGAAGACGAATATAAATCTGAACTGGAAGAAAATATAAACGCAACTAAGGAAGAATTAACTGAAAAGGTTGATTCATACATGAATTATGTTGTTGAAGAATGGATGAAAGAGAATGAGTTGGCTATCGAAAGAGGCTTGAAAGGCGAAATCGCTGAAGACTTTATCTCTGGTTTAAAACAATTGTTTGAAGACCACTATGTTGATGTTCCAGATGAAAAATATGATGTGCTTGAAGCACAATCAGAAAAAATTTCAGAACTAGAAGGTAGAATTAATGAGATGATGGAAGAGCAAATCCAGACAAAAACTCAAAATGCTATTCTAGTAAAGGAACAGGTAATGTCAGAAACTACTTCAGACCTTGCCGAAACAGAGATTGAAAAGTTTAAGTCACTTATCGAAGATGTAGATTTTACTACTGAAGAATCTTATCGTGAAAAACTAAGTACTTTAAAGGAAAGTTATTTCCCAAAGAGTGCTCCAGTCGTGACTGAAGCAATTGATGATGTAGAAACTGGTATCGCACAGGACATTGACACTTCTGACTCAATGGCAGCATATATGTCCGCTATTGGTCGAACAGTTAATAGTGCAAAATAACAATTTTATAAATAGTAGAAATTAAAAAGGAGAAACTAATGTTTCAAACAGAACATCTACAAGA